AGAGTAAGAGTAGCAGAAGAAAGAGAACTACAGGAAAGAGTAGAAGAACTAGACGAAACTTTAGAAGACTTTGACGCTACTGTAGAAAGAGTACCTAGACCGTTCAAGACCTACGAAGAAGAAGGGATGATGGATATTATTCCTAAAGGTGCTGACACTCTAAAGAATAGGTTAATGAAGAAGTTCCCTATAAAGGGAGCAGACCCACAAGACGTAGCAGATGTAGAGAAGTTCATTGATGTGATGGGTAAGCGGTTGTTTGGTGATGTATCATTATCCGTCACTAACAAGATACCATCTGCTGGTCGTTATAACTTTGGTAACAATCTACTACAAATAAGACAATCTGTTATAGATGAGGGTGGTATTAAACGTACTATGGTCCACGAACTTTGGCACGGACTTAGTCGTTATCTTCCTAAAACAGATGTTACTTCTTTAACTAAACAGTTCGATAAAGCTAGAAGAGATTACATTAGAAGCTTTGGTGTTGATTTAGATGACACTGTTGATCCTTCTTCCTTACTTAAAAAAACAATACCTAAAGAACTAGAAAAATTTCTAAAGGGTAAGCACACATCTGAGAACTATAGGTTTAAAGATGTAGATGAATACTTTGCAGAGGAAATGACTGATGCTTTCTTAAAGAAGTTAGATGAGAAAGATTTAGCTCCTAATGGTACACTTAAAAGAATAGCACAAGAAGTAGCGATCATGTTCAAGGATATGTTTGCTTCTTTAAAATCTAAGTTAGGTGTAGACCAAAGGCAGAAGATATTTAACGACTTCCTTAAACAGCGTAATGTAACTAAGAGAGCAGAAGCACCTTTAGATTTTGGTAAGACCTTCGCTGAGATGCCTGAGTTTAAACCAAAGATAAAGACAGACCCTGAGTGGCAACAATGGACAAACGCTGTGTTAAAAGGAGAAAGTCCTACATTACCTAGATTAGAAGTTGTAGGTGATATTGATTCAGCTCATAAGATTCTAACAGAAAAGTATTCTAATAATCCTGAGTTGTTGAAAAAGTTTGATGAAGCACCTGCTGATTTCTTAGACGAAGATTTAACATCCCTATTTGAAATGGGTGCTCAGTCCATTAAAGATCGTAGGAAGATTCGTATAGAAAGTGAGATATTCAAAGACTTGTTAAAAGGTTCTAACGAACGATTAATGAAAGTTGTTAAAGAATTTGAAGATACAGAAAGCTTACAATCAGAAGCAGCATTAAGAAATCAGTTAAGTGAGTTTGTAGAGATATATGACTACTACAGACAAATGGGTTCTGAGGATTCCAAGAATCTTGCTATGCGTAGACAGAAGAAACCTATATCCAGAAAGATAGGGTTAGAGAAAAGCGAGCTACAGAACACTGCTCTTGTAAGAGAATTTATTAATAACCAGGCAGGTGGTATGTCTCCTAAGAAGGCTGTTAAGCTTATAAAAGAGATGTACGATCCTAATAACCCTGAAGCTACTATAAAAAAAGTATTAGGGGTAGCTAAAAAGGCACAAGGAAAAAGCTTGTTAGACATGACCACTGAATATTGGATTAACTCCATCCTTAGTGGACCTAGAACACAAGCTGTCAACTTACTAGGTAATCTTTTAACTCAGGCGTTAGGTGCAGCAGAGATGACAGCAGGTGCGGTTCTTAGTGGAAATATGCCGTTAGCTAAAGCTGCGTTAGCACTTAGTTTTGACTGGAATTTATATCGTGAGGCTTTTTCAGCTGCTGGAAAAACATTAATAACAGGAAGAGAAGTATTAGATGTAGGCAGTAGAACAATGGAAACATCTAGGCAAGCTATAGGTGAGTCTATTGATTTTGATCCTTTAGGTAAAGGCAGTAAAAATATAGACAGAAATGCTATAAACACATTAGGCACAGTAATTAATCTCCCTGCAAGGGGTTTGTTAACTGGGGATGAATTCTTTAAACAAATAGCTTTTAGAAGAGCTGCTCGATTAAAAGCAGGTATGGAAGCAATTAACTCAGGTATCTCTGACTCTAAAGGAATAGCTAAATATGTTGAAGATAAACTAAGTAAAGTAGTGACTGTTGGTGGACAGGTTATGTCTGAAGAAGCTTTAATAAGAGAAGCTGTAAAGCAAGCTGATGAGTTAGGTTTAGTAGGTCAAAATTTCGCTAAGAAAAGAGCTGCTCACATTAAGAAGTATGTTGATGATAACTTTGATGAAGATGCTTCTAACCTTGCAGCTTATGCTTTAGAAGAAGCTAAATACTTCACACACACTAGAGAGTTAGAAGAAGGGACTTTAGGAAAAGGCATACAAAACCTAACAAAGAACTTTGCGTTTGCTAGATTTGTTCTACCTTTTGTTCGTACTCCTTCAAATCTTTTAAGTTTCGCTTTAGAGAGGTCTCCCTTGGGATTGCCTTACAGGATTCCAGGTACAAATAAAAAATTGAATGTACCAGGATTAAGGGCAGAAGCGGAAGCTATGAGAGAAGGCTTGAAGTCTAGTGATCCTGTAGTTAAAGCAGCAGCTAGAGGTAAGATTGTAACAGCTTTTACAGCTGCTGGTTTGTTTTACGATATGGTGTTTAATAATAATAACACATTTCCAACCGTTACAGGAGGCGGACCTAAAGATGAAAAGCAAAAGAAGATACTAGCGGAGACTGGTTGGAGACCTTACAGCATAAAAATAGGTGACACATATTACAGTTACCAACGGTTAGACCCAATCGCTACTTTACTAGGCATCAGTGCTGATATGAGTGAGATGATGAAAGAAAATCAAGAAGCTAACGAAGAAGGATTGGAGCAAGTAGGTATAGCAATGGCAACAGCTCTAGCTCGTAATGTAGGTAATAAATCTTACCTAGCTGGTGTTCAGTTATGGGCAGATGCATTCAAAGACCCAGAAAGATTTGGAGAGAAGTTAGGTAGAAACTACGTTAGTTCTTTTGTTCCTAATGTACTTTCTCAAATGCAAGACTATGATAAACAATCCATGAGAGAAGTGAGGAGTATTGCGGATGCTGTTTTGAAAAAAATGCCTGGAGGTAGAGATATGCTTGATCCTAGACGTAATATATTGGGAGAAGAGAAAACAATTGATTACGGTACAATGGGATTCATTAATCCTGTAGCTACTTCAAAAGAAAAAGATGATGAAGTATTACAGGAAATGGCAGACTTACAATATGCGTTCAGGCAACCTAGTCCTAAATTATCAGGAGGCAATGTAAACTTGTTAGATTTTGTTAACAATAGAGGAAGAACAGCCTACGATAGAAGTCTTGATTTATTACAAACAGTAACGGTAGGTGGTAGAACTTTAAGGCAGACTTTAAAACGATTGATTAAGTCTTCTCAGTATCAACGACTTCCTGGTTTTTCTGCTGAAGTAGGTGTTGATAGTCCTAGAGTACAAGAGATAACTAAAGTGTTAAGACGCTACAGAAAAATAGCTAAAAGGGAAATGTTAAAAGAATTTCCTGATGTAGCAACACAAATAAACAATGTAGATCGTGCCTTAAAACTTAACAGGCAAGGTGTCAACAGACAGGAAGTGCTTGAACTTTTACAACAAACAAATTAATAATAGATTACCATGGCTAATACATACGTAGACTCAATCGCAACAGCGTCTCAGACAGATTTTGCATTTTCATTTTCTTATCTTAAAGCTGAACACGTTAAAGTTGAAATCAACGGAGTAGATACAGCTGCCTTCACATTGGTAACATCTCCTTCTAATAAAGTAGTTTTAAATAGTGGTGCTACAGCAGGGCAGGTCGTTCGTGTAAGAAGGAACAGTCAACCTGACACTAACCTTGTAGATTTTGTAAATGGTTCAGTACTGACAGAAACAGAGTTAGACTTTGCTTATCAACATAATAGATTTTTAAATGAAGAACTTGCTGAGTTAAATGAGGCTTCTCTTCAAATTGGACCAGGTGGAACAGATTGGGATGCTAAGTCTAATAAGATATTAAATGTAAGCACACCTACCTTAACAGCAGATGCAGCAACTAAAAACTATGTCGATCAAAAAGTAGAACAGATTGCTGCTGGTGCTTCTACTCCTCCGTCTAAATGGCAATTCACAGGTACAGCAGGAGCGAACACAACTTATACTGTTACTGATGCTGATGTATTAGGAGATAGTGCGTATGATGTTAGTGTTAACGGATTAGTAAAAGAACCTACAGTTGACTACACAGTAGACCCAGATACAGATACTCTAACAATTATTCCTTCTTTAGCTGGAGGGGAAGACATTGTTATTATTCAACGAGGGTTAGGTATTCCACTTACACAAGGTACAATAGGAACAGCTCAGATTAATGACGGTGCTGTTACTAACGCTAAATTAGCTACTCCCTACTCCCATCCTAATCATACAGGAGATGTAACCAGTACAGGAGATGGTGCTACAGTCATAAGTACTGATGCTGTAACTACCACAAAGATATTAGATGGTGCTGTAACATCTGCTAAGATAAGTACTACTGATACCTTACTTAATGTCAATAACACACAAGGCACTATAGGACTAGGTATATTAGCCAACGCTTTAAGTAGTTCTCCTAAAGTAAATATGGATGGGGGAGTCAGAATAGGAAATGTTGCCCCAAGTGTAGCTGGAGAATTAGAAGTCACAGGAAGTGGAGCAGCTAATATATTAGTAGTTGAGAACACTTCTACAACTGCAAGTGACCAATCAATTATTACAGTTCGTGGACCACAGTCAACCATTCAAATAAAGGACACAGTTGCTCCAGCTAACCAAGGTATTTTTAATATAACAGTCGATGGAGGTTATCTTCAGATAAATTTAATAAGTGATGATGGTTTAACTACAACAGGGTTGTTAAGGTTAAGACCTAACGGCAATCTTTCTATAGCTGGCACACTGTCTCAAAATGGATTAACATAAAATGACTGAGCAACTCTCACACTTTCTCGACACTGCTCTAGCTGTTATTCTAGGAGCTATTGGATGGGTTATAAAGAAACTATCGGATCGACTGGATACAGACGAGAAACGATTAACAAAGATTGAAGTAGAGTTAGCTACGCAACGAGAACGAGATACTGCTGTTGAGAACCGTATGAGTGGATTAGAAGTCACTGTAAAAGAGATTAACGGTAAACTAGATAGAATGATGGAGATATTAATTAAACGATGAAAAAAGGATTATACGCAAACATTAACAGAAGAAGAAAGCTAGGCATTAGTCGTAGCAAGAAGAAGTCTACTATATCACCTAAGTCCTACGCAAATATGAAGCGTGGGTTTAAAAAGTGAGAAGTGTCTCGTTATCTCTAGGTAGAGGTGAAAAGTCTAAGAAGGGGGGACTCACTGCTAAAGGCAGAGCTAAGTATAACAAGGCTACTGGGTCTAACTTAAAAGCTCCTCAACCTGGTGGTGGTCCTAGAAAGCGTAGCTTCTGTGCCAGGATGGGTGGTAATAAAGGACCAATGAAAGATAGTAAAGGTAGACCCACTAGGAAAGCGTTAGCTTTGCGTAGGTGGAAGTGTTAACAATATATTATGAAGACTTTTGAAGAACTAGGTAAATTACAAGGTTATGTAGCAGATACCTACAAATCAGCTATCGATCAAATGCACGAGACTGGTGAGTACAATCCATCACTACTGAACGGTGCTAGGCAATTACTTAAAGATAATGAGATTGTATTAACAAGTGGGAAAGATACTCCCCTTAATGACCTACTCAATGAAGTACTCCCCTTTGAAGATGATATACAACTAAAGCAAAAAGTAGCTACAAAGTAATAACAACACCGAAAGAGAGAGAGACAAAAGAGTTGGATTGTGAGTATCGATAAACTTAAACAACTCAAGGACTTCCGTAACTTCTTATATGTAGTTTGGAAACACTTGAACCTACCTGATCCTACTGGATTACAATATGACATTGCAGACTTCATGCAACACGGTCCTAAACGATCTGTTATCATGGCGTTCCGTGGAGTAGGTAAGTCTTGGATATGTTCTGCCTATGCTGTACATCAACTCCTCCTAGACCCCACTAAGAACATCTTGGTTGTATCTGCTTCTAAGAACCGTGCTGATGACTTCTCCACCTTTACCTTGAAAATCATACATGACATTCCTGTTCTTCAAGGTCTAATCCCTAAAAAGGATCAAAGGTTCTCTAAGATAGCCTTCGATGTTGGTCCTGCTCCAGCTGCTCACGCACCTTCCGTTAAGTCCCTTGGTATATCCTCCCAGCTAACAGGTAGCCGTGCAGACATTATCATTGCTGATGACATCGAAGTACCTAACAACTCTGCTACTCAAGGAATGCGTGATAAGCTAGATGAACAAGTAAAAGAGTTTGAAGCTATTCTAAAGCCCTTAGACACCTCTAGGATTCTCTTTCTAGGGACACCCCAATGCGAGGACTCTATTTATAACAAACTGCGTGAGAGGGGCTATGACGCTCGTATATGGACCTCTGAGTATCCAAGTGAAGACTTAGTACTTAAGAACTACGATAACGACATTGCTCCGTACTTAACTGAAAGGATAACAGATGAGACAGTAGGACGATCTACAGAACCCTCTAGGTTTACTGATTTGGACCTTGAAGAAAGAAAGCTGTCGTACGGTAGGACTGGGTATGCTTTACAGTTCATGCTTAACCCTCGTTTGTCGGATGCTGATCGGTATCCTTTAAAGGTTAACGATTTAATTATAACAGATGTGGATGTAGACCTAGCTCCTGAAAAGATTATGTGGTCCTCTGATCCATCCTTTGAAAATAAAGATATTCCTAACGTAGGTCTAGGTGGGGATAGATTTCATAAGCCCTTTAAGATATTAGGAGATATGATTGAGTACACAGGGTCTGTGTTGTCTATTGACCCTAGTGGTAGAGGTAAGGATGAAACAGGATATGCTGTTGTTAAGATGCTTAACGGTCAACTCTTTGTTCCAGAAGCTGGTGGGTTAAAAGGTGGATATGATGAACAAACTCTTAAACAACTAGTTTACATTGCCAAGACTAATAAGGTTAACAAAATTATTATAGAGTCTAACTTTGGAGATGGTATGTTCATGGAACTACTTAAACCTTTGTTTATGACTACCTATCCTTGTTCCATTGAAGAAGTAAGACATAACAAACAAAAGGAACTTAGAATCATTGATGTCCTTGAACCTGTACTTAATCAACATAAACTTATTATTGATCCTTCTGTTGTTCAACAAGACTATAAGAGTGCTCAGTCCTATCCTATTGAACATCAAGCTAAGTATATGCTTATCTATCAACTATCAAGGATAACAAAGGATAAAGGTAGCCTTATTAACGATGATAGATTAGATGCTCTCTCTATTGCTGTTAACTATTGGGTAGAACAAATGAATCAAGATGTTAACAATAACATTAACTATCGTAAACAGGAACTCCTGGACAAAGAACTAACGTCCTTTGTAGATACATTTAACAAAGCTAAAGGCTCTTATAACAGTAACCTTTGGATGTGATTAATGTAAGTGCTTCGGTAGTTAGTTTAAATACATATCTTTACAGATACTACTTTTAAAGAGGGTCGACCCTGACGAAGACCCTCCTCCTTTTAAAGACTTTATTAATTATATATGTTAAAAAGAAAGATACTATTGGTCTTTAGACACACCTAGCCTTAAAAAGTTTTTTAATAAAGAGAAGGTTAAAGAAGGTCTTTGTCTTGGTCTTTACTCTTAAAGGATTAGAAGGAGAAGAACGAAGTATCGACTTCTTGTTAAAGTTACTTTAAAGTAGTTTTTAAAAGATAGTCTTTAAAGAAAGACTCCTTAGAAGTTATAGATAACATTATAAACGATTTTCAGATTTGTAAAGCCTTAAATTTAAAGATATGGACATAGATACTCAGACAGACTTGTTAACCAACGACTTATGTAATTTAATAAATCGTTATAAAGGGGAGTTCGATTTGAATGACCAAACAATCTTAGGTGTACTGGAGTTTGTTAAATACGATATATTAGCTACCAGTGTCATCCTTTTAGAACTAGAAGAAGATGAAGAAGATGACGATGACGAAGAGATAATGTGAAACATGCTCTGCTTTTAAACAAAAGTATATTGGATTTTTGGTAGAAAAATTTGAGGGGCTTACGCTATATACGCGAACGGAAAAAACCCCCGAGCTACCCCTCTAAAATTACTATGGGGTGGGTATACTGTTAAAATTAATTTCATAACTCGTTGATTATCAACGTGAATCGTACAATATAGATTATGTCTAATTACTGGTAATCAACGACTTAGGTAATAACCTATCGTTATTGCAAGTAAGTTGCGTTAAGGAATTGTTATTGATGTAATGACAGCTTGAAATAAAGACATCATGACGTCATGACTTCACTTGTAAATTTGTATTTTTTACTTTGTTTATTTTTGATTAATCAAAGTCTATAACAAGTATTAATCAAAGCCTTTATTTACTATCAATCAAACTATCTACTTTGACTAATCAAAGTCTATTGAATCACTGATAAACACTACAAATTAAATCCCAATCTTTTCATAACATCCTGCCAGTTATAGCTTTACAACAAACTTTTTCGCTTTAACTTGTTTTTTTACTATATGATTAAAAGTTTTTTATCTTTTTTTAAAAATAGTTGTAAATCATTATTAATCAAGATACTTACAAAATAAAAAAGATACTAAAAGATAATTTATTACACAAATCTATTGAACTATCCTACTGCATCGATTTGACAGATAATTTAGTATATAAGCAGTCTTTCTAATTTGAAAGATGCGGGCTTCGAGCATTCGAGCAATTAACCATTAATTATTTATGAAAAATAAGTTACCTAGTATAGGCAGTAAAATCATTTGGTCTTCAAATCCTGAGCTTGTTTGGGTGGTCGATCATCATTTAACATCTCTCAATCAATTCGAAGCTCACCTCGAAGGCAATCCTTTAGAAGGCAATCGCTTTGATCTTGATCAATTGCAAGGTGCTAAAATCATTAACCATTAATTACAACCAATATTATGAACCAACTAGAAACAAAATCATTACAAGAATTAAAAGCTTTAAGAAGAAACTGGGAAGATACTTTAATTAGAGAATACGAAGTATTAACTGAGCCTACTAGACTTTTCATGCAAGATAAGATTGACGAAGTTAAGAAAATAATCTTTTTAAAAGAGCAAACCAATTACTAATTAATAACCAAAATAGAAAAAATACTATGAAAACAGAAAACACATATAATGGATGGACTAATAGATCAACGTGGCTTATTAACTTATGGATCGAGCCACACACACAATCAGATATTGATTGGATAAAAGACGAGCTAGAAGAAAAGGTTGATAACTTATCTAATGGTGAGTGCGTAACCGACAAAATACTGGCTGATATGATTGACTTGCAAGATATCAATTGGGACGAATTAAAAGAACACATTGAAACAGAAGATTAATATTAACCAAATAGAAAATATACATGAAAAATAACCAAGAAAATACGGATATACAAAAAATGTTCAACTCACTAAAACCTTCACGCAAAGAACAAGCTGTTATATGGTTATTGTCACCAGTAATTGTGCTTGCAACGTGGGCAATCTTAATCTTTATATGTTCACTCTAACCAATAAATAGAAAGAAAATAATAATATGAAAATAAAAGAAAATGATATTGTTACCTTTAAAGACGACAACGGGGACAAGTTAAAAGGAAAAGTTGTGCTTGTCTTTA